AATCTGAATTTTGAGCTCATGAAGCACCTCCGGCTATTTGTCGACCTTTTTATCAAGTTTGTCCTCAATTCGATCTAGCTTATCAAACATTTTCGTCACGATCTGCGTCAGCTCTTCCCGCGTCACGCATTTGCTAGCAACTGTCAATTCGTTTTGCGACACTCTTGATTTAAGCACCTCAACCGCGCCCCATATTGTTTTAACCCACCAACCTACGCCTGCAACAATTATCGTCATGCTGCTGTTTATCAGTTCCTGTTGATCCATATTCCACCTCTATTTTATTATGCAAGCGAATACTCTTGCTCTGATATGCGTGCCGTAACATGAACCGAAGGCCGATAAAATGCGGCTATTAATGAAGTTGGGAATGTAAGCACATTCCCCGATAATGTTAAATTTGCGTCAGACGTATATGTTAAAACAGATTTGTACGGCAATACTAAAACATGGGCGCTCATTGACGCGCTACCATCAGTTGCACCGATATAAATATCAGCAGACACAAATTTAGTGCCAAACAGCGCAACAACAAAATCAACGACATTCAGCGTCGCATTTTGCATGTAGTCATCGGTAGTATTTGTCGGAAATTTTGGCGCAATTGCATCAAATCGCATTTTAACAAACCGGCTGCCGTCACTCGTGGAGTAGCAAAAATAGCGGGAACCTGCGGGATAGCCATCATGCAGCGGCACTAACGTGCCAGCTGGCCCGTAAAAATTACTTGATTTAACAGTAATATTGGACCTATAAGCATCGGTTGCAGAACCCGCACGACTAACCACGCAAGCGGGAGCACCATCACCAAAATATGCATTTGTGTTATCAAAAACAATGTAGGAATCGTCTGAATTGAGCTGAAATTGCTTAGCGCCGCCGGTTGTGGAATGAGCAATAAAGCAGTGCAACAAGGTAACCCGCGCCAGATCAATGGCCATCATCGGCTGTGTGGTTAAAAACACCTCAAACCAGCAATGACTGAATACAATTTCAGCTAGCTTAGATTCGACCGCCTCGGCTGTGCGCTCTATGTAGACAGTGTAAGGCGTGGAGGCTGTAGAGCCGGTGACGCCTTCAAACAGCACCCGATCAAACCGCATCAAGCCGCCGTTTTGCTGAAAAGGCGCGGATACACTCGCGCCAACAACAATAGCTAGCTTAGCTTTCGATGCCAGCCTGATGTTCTTAACTTCAAGGATATTGTTGGTAAAGCGCAAAATTGGCACGGGGTTTGTCGAGCGGTATGATTCAATGCGCATGTCTTGGAAATTATTGCTACACGCGCGCTGGCCGCCATCAATCGTTGAGTAAATGCAGCCTTGAATGTAAATGCCGTAATCAAATCCGCTGGCTGAAACGCACCAATACCCATAGGCCGCGTCTTGGGCGTGAAATCCGATTTTACCGGTTTGAATTGCGCCCGCATTTTGTATGCTCAGCTGACCAGCGATTATCAGCGGATAAATTCCGTTTGTTGTGTCATCGCCGACATAAACCGCATTAGTCGCGCCACTATCGAGATTTGCATAAATCGCAGCGGCCGCATCAATGATCATTCGACCACTGCCGCCGGATGGTCTGAAGTTGAGATTGATCGAGTCCGTGATGTAAAAATCCCCTACCATTTTCAGAGGCTTGCTGTATTTTACGCAGTACACATATGCAGCCATAATCGCAGCTTGGTCGGCAGTTGGCGATGGATTTACAGTCGTGCCGTCACTCAAAAAGTAATCGCCTTTTGCGCCAAAATCATACGGCGTCACGTCTGGTCGATTGATCGCGAAAATGTCAGTCGAATTGCAGCATGCGACAGTTGCAAGGTTTTTTGGCGCGACAATGCCAAGGCCAGAGGCGGTTTTTGCTGTGATCGAAAATAAGCCCGCAGTTTTGTTAATTATCGTCCAACTGCCTGAAATATTTGGGAAAATCAAATTTAGGTCGGTTGTAATAGTGCCGGTAATTTCAACGATAGGCAGGCCGTATTGTGTCGGCGTTAGTGTTACATGCGAGCTAGTCATCGTAACGCTAGCAACTCCGTGCGAAAAATCGGGCACCCATCCGGCAGCGGCAGCGCCTGAATCCGCTGGGTCGGTTTCGTTATCATCAGCTGTATTTAACCAATAGCCCTGCGCGTCATCGCGCATAACACGAGCCCCAGCGGGATAGCCACCGACCAGCGGATCTGTAGCAAAATCAGCATCATACGGAAAGCCCGCGCCGGCGGTTTGCCATCGGCAGATCGCGGAAATGGCGTACAGGATTCCGTTCATGTCAAGCCCAAAAGGCGGGATGCCGCCCGCTGTCGTTGGTATTCGAGTTACCGGCGGGAATCCATCGGTCAGCGATGCCCTGCCGCCAGTGATTCCGATTTGGCTATCGACAGGAATTGCGTTACGTCCGCCATCCTCAGCGAACGGAATCAGTAATTTACTAGGGGTATCAGATGATTGCATTTACTTGTCCCTCGTCAAAAAATGTGCCACAGTCAAAAGGCTGGCCGCCAGCTTCAGCGAAGCCGAATGTTTCGTCTGGGATCGAGATAGAAATAGCGGAAACCCCCGCGGGTCTCGGCAGTGCGCCGGAGCGCGTGATAATAGCTAAATCAACTGGCGTTAGCGCAAACTCGAAAACGTAGCGCATGGCCATGTTACCAAGGTCATTGACATAACAACGCCCGCGATCTGAAAAAAGATTACTAATCAACTGGTTAATCGCAGCAGCGCTACACGAAGAGATATTCGACAGGGCTTTAGTCATGATTAGCTGTCTGTATGCATCGTCGCTGAGTGAGTAAACGTCAGTATCAGGGGTGATGCCAGAAAAAAACGTACCAACATCAAATTCCAACGAATCCGGAAGCGCCTCAGCAAAGCCAAAATTTTCGTAAACCGGCGGCAGTGACAGCTCACGCGCAACGCCAACGATTCGGCCCCAAATATCCAAACCGAAGCCCTGCGCAGTCGATACGTCAAAAACGAAGTTGAAAAAATTGTCAATGTCGGCCCGCGGATCTATGTACTCGTCAAAATTTCTGACCAGCTGAGTTAGCGTCGGGCTATTCGCGTACTGACTAATTATTGTTTTTTCTATGCTAATCATAGCGTTACCAATGTTACAGCAATATCATCAGCGGAAATTGTCGGCCTCTCATCAATACCCACGGCTACTTGCGTAACCGTGGGCGTGGCCTCTCCTATGAGAATATCTAAAACTGAGACATTAGGCGAAACAGATGCAACAGCACCATAATATCTACTAGACAGAATCAGCGAGCCAATGCGCTCGCGCTGAGTTCCATCTAAGCCATTAAATCTGCTAATAATTGCGGCTTTTGTTAGTGCGACAATATCGCTCGGCAAGTGTGCGTCATTAACAACGCGAACAGCAAATTTTACAGCAAGCGGATCTGGACGCTGAAATTTCACCTCGTAGCTTGGCGCTGGGTAGTTATATCCCGAGTTATCCACAATTATTTCTGTCGTGTTCCCGTTGTAGTCACAGCCGAGATCTTTTTTAGTCCAAATTGCGCGCGCAATGTCAGCATCCAGACCGCCAACAGCTGCGACATAGACAGAATGAGGAGCGAGTGGGTAGCTAGTATTACCAACCTCCAAGACATCATTACTAGGGTTATCAATAACATAAACATCCAAGACATCGGGAATATTGAAAACAGCAGCATAGATTGAGGCTGGCGTGCCATGAGCATTTAGTGCAACCGAGTTTTTGCGCCGAATCTCAAAATCTGCCCGAGTTTCAACATCTGAGCCGATAACGCCATCGGCAGCATTCGTTACCGAGTCCCAGCCGCTAACAGATTGATAAACCTTAATTAAGGTGCCGGCTGGGCATGCTATCGGGCCGGTTTCGATATTCTGAAACTCACCTATAGCCGCTCCGCCAGCTCCGATTGTTACACTGCCCGACAGTATGTATGTATTCCCGCTCGTGTCTTGCGCTAGTGTTCCGGCCGGAATTACTGCGCCGACAACGCCAACAAGCTGACACTGCACAACGGTAGGTAAGGCGGGCTTTCGCGTTAAAAAATAGATCCGGCCCAGCGCGTCTTGGAATCGTCCTGAAGCATAAAGCGGATCCATCTGATTGACAATTAAAGCAATTTCCGAATTTTTATCAGCAATGACGGCGCTTTGACTTGATGCGATCTGGCCTTGTGGCGTCTCCAGTGCTGGATTTACGCCACCGCCAAAAGCTGCATCAATATCTGACTGAACAGCAGCAAGGACCGCTGATTCTGTCGGAACAACCAGCCCAGCAGGGGTAAATTGAATTTTAGGCACGCTAGAAGTTAATGGCATTTTGCGCCCCATTTTCGTCAACAAATCTCAATTCGCCAATTATTGCACGATCTGAAAAAGAACTAATAATGCAAGTAGCGGAAACAACGCCGGAAACCGCCAGCGCCGCGCGCTCAAGATAGCCCGTTATCAGCGAAGCGGGCGGAAGCTGGCCAAGGATTTCCTGAAAATACGGAATGCCTTTGGTCTGGTCGTACCAGAGCTCACCAAGAAATAATCGGAGCGCGCTAGCAACATCCTGAGCAACGGCGTAGGCCGGACGAGCTAGCGCGATATTTCCAGAGCTGTCAAGCACTAAGTCCCAAGCCGTTTGATCTAAAAGCAATGTATTTAAGGTTGCCATTACTGAGGCCCTCCCGTTGATCCGTCACCAGTCTGAACGCCGCCATGGGTGTGAGTTGTTAGGCTACTTCCGTCTGCGACAACATCGCCGACAACATCAACGCTACCAGAAAAAGAAGCGCTACCGCCGCCGGTTTGCGAGACAGAGCCATTTAGTACCGAATTTCCGTTCACTGTGAAAGTCGGTGTCGTGATCGTTGTTGATGAAGTCGCATTGATCTCAACAGTTTGCGCTAAAATCTGAACGTCTGGCGCTTCAAGAATAACAGCAGCCGGCGAGTGGATTTTAATTCCATCGGTTGAAAATTGCACATACTGAGTTGGAGAGCCATTTAGCACCCCGCCGACATACAACCCATCCGAGTAACTAAACTGCCGGAGCGAATCGGGCGGACTCGATTTTTTCGATGACTTGACTTTTGAAATATCGCGCGAAGCAAAAACACAGATGCCAATATCTCCAGCCTGCGGATCTAAAATGATGGCATTTTGTCCGCCTTGCGCCCGAAAGTAGGGTATGTTAAAAAGCGTAACATGCGGAACCGGCACGCCAAGACCATCAATTTGATCAACTAATGGGATTACATCAACAAGCCCAACGGGACTAACGCCGCCCGAATTTGTACATGAAACGATTTTAACGAGTGTAGCTGTTTGAATTTTCGACAAAAAGGAGTTTATGACGAACGCTAGTGAATTATATTCGCTCCATGTAGTCTGAGGCCCTAGGCGACCTAGCGGCAAATCATTTGACGATTGCGAACTCATTCATAGTCCCCCGAATTAGCGAAAACCAGCCGCCACCGCTGCGCTCAGAGTCGAGTTTATGAGAAATGGCCGATACATTCCACACGCCGCGCGCGCGAACAATGTCTGTTTCTATCTGAATTTTACCGCCAAAAGTCACCGCCGGATTGAACAGAATTTGGAAATTGACGCCAGTTGCATCAAAAGTAGGGTAACCAACCATGCCGGAGCTCGCTGAAATCAAGGGGATTTCACCTTTTCGCGCGCCGAATCTCGTTGTTATCGCCAAAGCCTTGTCGTCAATGTACAGCGACAAATTACACGCTCTGGCTAGCTCTATTGCCTGATCTTTCAGCGTCTGAGCCAAATAAGCGTTTGAAATCATGACGCTAACGCCGTTGCTTTCAAAAGCTAGGCCCATATCTTTAGCGATTCTGGAAAAAACCACCGCCGCATCAATTCCGCCTTTAATACTTATCGGCTGCACGGATGCAAGGCCAGCACGAAAAGCGGCCTGAGCGTGAATGTATAGAAAAACATCAGGCATTGATTGGTAATCGCCCCACGCATTAACGATATTCCCTGAAAAAACAAGGGTTTCTATGTCGCCGTCAATCGCGAAAACATCGACAGTATTAATGGTCGTCATGTCTGGGCGCCATTGCAGCGTCGTAATTGCATCCATGTCCTGCTGTTTTACGCCGTTAATTCGCGCTTTTAGAGTGCTCATTTGCACCCCTCCAGCTTTGTCGATATCGACTGAAGCGCGAAAGCCTTGAAGCGTAATCGTGTCGTTTTCGCTCGATCCGAATTTGCCCGTCCCGAGCGTGATGACAAATTTAAGTTGCTTTTTATTGCTGAATGAGTTCATTTTCTGATTCGCTCAAATAGACCAAAAACCAACGAGAACCGAACCCACTGAACTGCGGGTCATCCGCTGCTGATGAGTCAATAAACATCAGTTGCCCGGAAAAACCGATATAATCCCTGCAAATTATCGGCACAGAATCGCGCGCAAGGGCATTGCAAACCAGATCAACCCCATTAACATTCACGTCAACAAAGATATTTTCGTTTCGCTGAGCTATCAGAATCTGACAGTTTTGGCCATCAAGAACAATCTTAACTACCTGATTTGCAACAGACTGGATTGGTATTGTTTGCATATCAGAACCCCAATTTTTCAGCAGCGGATTTTAGTAGCGACTTCGGCGGCTCAGCTGGCTGTACTTTCCCCGCGTCCACCGCCGGTGCAGCGGCTGGCGATTTTGGATCGCTGATCTGTGTCTTGCCTGGCGCTTTAGTGTACTGGGCCGATACTGTGCGCACTTCTTTTAGTGATAGCTCGACAACTAAAATTGATGCGCCTCTATCGTGTCTGCGCTGATAATTGTACCGCTCAATCGCGTGGTCTATGTAACGAGCCTCTGGCGTAACTACGCTATACAGCTCAGTGGATTTACACGCTGCATCAATTGCAGTTAAAAAAGCGCCAGCTTCAGATTCTGAGCCAGAAAAACAAAGGGTTACAATCGGATTAGCCGGAGCCTCAACTTTGTTGTAACTAGCAAACCCACCTTTTTCAACTGGAAAATCAGATACTTTCGACTCTTTCAGATAATCGACTGAGACAGTTGACTGAGTAGAGCCGAATCCCAAGACGCTTTTTGCAATGCTAGCAGCTGTCGATAATGCACCGGTTGAGCCAAGCGCTTTGCCTTTGCTGTCAAAAATACCCCACTGCTTTTGGCCGCTTGCCGCTTTCCAAAGCGCCCCCTGCAAAATGCCTAGCGCCGCTTGAGCTTGGCCACTTGCGCCTGCAATTCGCGGCAATGCTGGAACGCCGGAAACGGCGGGCACGTTTGGAAATGGAATTAACGGCATTAGTACAGCCCCCCGTTGGCCTGCGTTGAGAACAAATACTCCATAGATTTTCGCGCATCCTGCTGAATCCCTTGCATATTTGTTGCAGCGCTGTTTATGTTTATCTCGCCAATGTTCGTAGAGATCGTTTTTGTCGACTGATTGTTGTTTGTGACATTCGAGCTCGCAGCAGATGCAGCGCCAGCGCCTGCGGAAAATTTCGCTGCGTCGGGAATGCCGCGCATAATCTGTGCTGCAATTTCACCCCGTGCCTCCGCCTCGCCTTCGGTGTCTTTGGGTCGCTCGAATTTGCTACTAAAAGCAGCCGCTGCGCCTCGCGCTGTAGTCTCTGAATTTAGCGCTCGCCCAGCCGCTTGCTCTTTGCCTTGTGTCAATTCGTGTTGGATAAATACGAGCTGATCTTTGTAGCTAGATTCTCGAATATCCTTGCCAAACAATGATTTGAAATCACTCTGTCTATCAGGGTGCCATTGAGCGATGCCGAAGGCTTGGCCATTGTCGCCAATCGCGCTTGGGTTAAAATTCGATTCGCGCTGAATGCTCGCAACGATCCCCGCTGACTGCTCAGGACTCCAGCCTTGACTCTGGAAGAAATCCATGGCCTCATCTTTTCTGTCGTTAGCAGAGTTATCCACAGATTTTTTTAAGTCGAATTTAATCAACTGTTCGCCCAGCGCTTTTGCTTTTTCTGTGTCGCCAGCGGCCAATGCTTTCGCGCCAGCTGCCGCCAAATTTGCGCGGTACTTTATTTCAGCCTCGTTCATACTGTACAGCAATCTACCAGCGGTCATTACCGAGTCAACCGGACCAGCGGCTGGAGCTGTGCTTTTTTCTTTTTCGCCGTACCGCTCGCCAGTGCCGTGCAAAAACGCATCAACCGCATTGTCGAAGCGCACTTTATCAGCATCGTCATACAGTGAGATAATAATGTCGCCCGCCGCGATAGCTCTATAAATCAAGTCCTCAATTAAGTCCTTGATCCACTTGATAGAATCACCAAGGGCCGTTATTGCTGGCTCCCATTTTGCCCAGTCGATTAAGCCAGTTTTTGAGGTGTTTTTCCAGCTTTGATAGTCGCCAATCAGCGTAACTATAGCTGCAGACACGCCAGCAATAGCGCCGGTTACACCCAAAATCGGGCCAGCAACAGCGGCAACAGAAAGGCCAATTGCTGCGAAAACGCCCTTTAATTGCCCTTCGGATAGATTTAATTGCTTAAATCCGTCAAAAATTGATGAAAATAGCGATGAGAACGAGTCTTTGAGCCATTTAATACCAGATTCGACCGCTTTAAAAGCTGGCTCCCACTTCGCCCAGTCGATTAAGCTTTCGCCGCCGCGCTTCCATGTTTGATAGTCCTGATACAGTCCAGCGATTGCCGCAGCCAACCCACCAACCGCCAGTGCCGCCAGATTTATCGGCATTACCGCAAGCGCAAGCCCAGCAAACCCAGCGCCTACAATCTGAATAAAATCAACAACATCACCCTTATTGTCACGAATCCAGTTGATGAATTTTTCTGTAGCCGCTGCGATCTTAAGCAGTGCCGGAGTGGCTTTTGATAGTAGCTCACGCCCAAGCGCGTCAAAAGTCTGGCCAAGGCTAATCGTTGCAGTTTTCAGCTTTTTCGCGTCTTCAGCCTGTTGCTTAGTGACGGCGCCGAACTGCTTTTGCTGCTTGATTACGCGTTCAACTTCTGCGCGCCCACTCATCAGCAGCTGCATCGTGCCAGCGTCAATACCCATCATTTGAGCTAGATTGATCGCTGTCATTTTATCCATGCCAGCGAATTTATCTGACAGCTCAAGCATCAAGTCATTGATTGGCTTGGCTTTTCCACCTGCTCCAGCAAGCCCTATGCCAAGAGCCGACAGGTACGGGATAAGCCCAGTCGTTCCAGTTAGCATTAGCTCAGTTTGCGCTCTACTGAGCATAGACATTGTAGATTGAAGGCTATCAGCTGAGCCGCCGGCCAATTCACTGGCTTGTGACCAAGCACTAATGTCCGAAACGCTGGTATTCAAGCTTTGCGACAATCGACCAAGACCAGCTGCCGCATCAATCGAGTTTTCGACAAAGCGTTTGATCGCGAATGAACCGCCGATGACCGCCAAAAATTGGCCAACCGCCTTAGCTGTCCGATTTGCTGCAACTTCAGTTTGACGCAATCCGCCATCAACCTGATTGCGGCCTTGGTTAAACCCGCTTGAATCAAGCCCGAGGCGAATAACTAAGCTGTCAATAATCGTTGGCATTTTGATTCCTCTTATTTATCAGTGACTTATTGAAGTTATCCACAGATAAAATCTCTAATAAATCATACGCATCTTCTACGCCATACGCGCTTTGCAGCTCTGCCAGTGTCGCCATTTTTGACGAAACTAGAGCCCCGATAATCGGGGCTACGTTAACATATTCAGCAAAATCAATATCACAGCTGTTGCCGCCGTGGCCAATGCTCAGCTCGCGGCGGCTTTTAAAAAATCGGTGTGGATTGCCCAAACCTCGGCTTTAAGCTTCACAAGCGTTTGAATTTCTTCGATATCATCTTCGATCAGTGCGCGCGTGAAATTGGGCCGTGACGGATCGCATTGGATTGTCACGCAAGACATCATTTCAGCAAGAAGCGGCTGGGCATCTTTGTACTCAAGCCCCGAAAGCCCAGCAAGCCCGACCTGCGCAATTCCCGCCATTCCAGCCCGCTCAAAACCATCCGGAACCTGAGCGCCATTTTTGATCAGTGCAAGTAGTGCCCGCATGGCCCACGATTCCGCCCGTGCAGCTGACATTTCAGTAATTAGAAACGATTTTCCTTGATCGCGTCCAGCGTCAGAAACAGTATAAACCTTTGTTTTTCGTGCCATTTTTAAGCTCCAGAAATTTATTCTCTCGTTATAAAAAGACCTCGGCAGCTGGAGAGAAGCCGCCGAGGCTGAAACTTTCTACAGAATAGCGCGGTTAATCGACTCCCAAGTTATGACATAGTCAATTGCCTGCAATGTTTTTTGAGCATCCGGCAGCTGCTTGGCGCTACTGAGAACGCCGCGAGTCAGCGTGAAAACCTCGCCAGTGCTCGGCAGTACAATGCTACCGCTCATGTAGTAGACAGTTCTAAACGTTTTTGACGCTTGAATAATTGCTGAGAAAATATCGCGGCTCTTGCTAGAAGCCATCAGTGATACCGTCATTTTTGTCGGATTTGGCACATAGCCAGCGCTCATCTGGCCATCGACCGACATAACAACCTCAGCTAGATCAATGGCTTCAGTCGTGAACGCCTTGTCGACCGCGTAGCCCTCCAGCTGCACAGTCGGATAAAGCCGCGGGATTACGAGCGTAAAAACACTGTTCGCGCTCGTGATATTTCTATTATCAGCCATAAAACCCCCTACAGAATATCAATCGAAGCAACAGTGATTTTATGAACAGCGCCGCCATCCGTATACCAGAAATTGATCACTGGCGTTCCGCGATTGCCGCGAACCTGAGCAGTTGGGTCTAAAACCTGCAAATAATACCCTTGCTGTTCAATTACTTGCGCTGCATCAACTCCAGCAGCACCATTCACCAGCGCTTTTTGCTGCTCAGATAGCGAGACACCTGCGCGAATGCCGCCAAAATTTAAGGCCGCTTGAATTGGATCAATCATTGCCGCACGAATCAGAGCGTAACCCGACTCAGTGTATGGGATTGATCCGACATTCGTTAGCAGCGTCATTAGTGCGAGCTGAAATTGGCTATTCATGTAAATCTGATTTACATAAGTATCAGCCCATAGCCATTTTCCGCTAACCTGCCCGTTGTACATGAAGTTGAATCTGTCGTTGGCGGTAGCGTAAATGCCGTAATAGCTGTAGCCGTTTTCCTCTAAATTTGCCGCAATCTGTTGATCTGTAACAGTTGCCGAGAATCCAGACTGCGATTTAAATGCGAGTGTAATGCGGCCATTAAGTCGGCTAAAGTCAATTGAAGCAACAGTAGCAGCAGCAAAACTGGCCAGTTCGACTGTGTTATAAACGCACATAACCGCATCATATTCGGCGGTTTTCGCTAAATAGCCGAAGCTTTCAGTCGATTGATTTACGATTGCTTGCTCGTCTGTGTCCCATGCGATATACATAAATCGTTGATTTTTCGAGTTGCACCAAACTGCAAAGTCAGTTTTTCCGTCTGTGTTGGGCTCCCACAGCGTGAGAAACGTTGCCCAGTTTTGCGTACTAGCGTAAACGGTTTCCATCGCTGTATCAGCAGTGTCAGCATCAGCGCCTTGGCTCAAAATTGCGCCAGTCGCGCTGGTGAGTTTCAGAGAAGCTGATAAAGTCCCAGTTGCAAATGAGATAGTTGATGCCGCGCCCGCTGTCGTGCTGAGGATCTTGAAAGTCGAGGTTACAGAGTCCCACTCGCAGACAGCATCGCCCGCAAACCCCGTAGTAATTTTGCTCGCTGCATCACTAAAACTCGATGCAGAACCAAGTGCGATCGTTGCGCTAGTTTCAGAAACTCCGTCAACGACAATTGTCAGTACGCCGGAGCCGAAAGCCTGAAGCTGCGCTAGAGTTACGCCCAGAAGCGAACCGCTTTGAATCCAAGCCTTGCGATCCGCATCAACAAAAGGCCCAAAAAACAACGTGCTAGGCTTGATCGTTGAGTTGTCATAGCCCAAAAAGTACACTTGAGCTTGCGTGTACTCGTCAGAGCTAGCTCCAAAAAAGTTCTTTACAGATAGCGCGCTAGAAAAAGAACGAGCCGCACCGGTGGGCAGCCGCTCGGATTTTGTCATAAAAACAGCATTCAAAGACAGGGGGTTACCTCCGCTGTCAATAACGGCGGGGTTAATGGTCACAATGCTTGAAGCCGGAATTGTCATATTTTCACCTCGTTTTAGCTATCGGCTTGGGTAACCGAGTTCATGCTCAGCTCGTCCGCGAACTGCTGGGGCACGTTAATGATCGGATTGTACTGAATTGATATAGTTAGCGTCCAACGCTGAACCCACTGTTGCTCGCCACTAATCAGCGGGGACTGAATGCCATCATCGCAATACAAGATGCTGATTCCATTCGAGAATTTGCTTGCTGCATACTCAGTGCGGCAAACCGTGCGAACTGCTGAACACCAATCGCCCGCACTCTGTCCGTAAAAATCAATTTGAACTGCTAGCAGCTTTTGAGAGTGTATTGCTATCTCGTCATCATCACCAAACCACTCGCCAGCTGACACAGCCAAATCTTGCTGCATCAGCTCGGTTAGCACTACCGCCGATGGCCTCGGCAGTGGCACGCGATTAACTTGCGCCCGCACAATCTGAGTAGATCCAACGAAATCTTGAATGAAATCAGCGAGCTGATTGATTACATCGTCAATCGTAATGCTTACTTGATATAAAGCCATCATTCAGACTCCTGCAGCACAATCACGGCTTTTGTCCAGTTGGGCCATGGCTCTAGCACTTTGACAACGAGCCACTTTTGATCGTCAATCAAAATCAGATCGCCGCCCGTGTCGCTTGGCCTGATCACACCAGCAAGCACCCCGCGCAGATAAATCGCACGCATAACCCCTTGAATATTAAGACCTTCCAGCTGCTTCAGATCTGAGCTGCTAAGCGCTTGAATCTGAGCGGGGCCAGTTACCGCCGCCGCATAGCTCGGAACTTGTCGGCGATTAGCGTCAACCGTGTATCCCGTTGATTTTAAAACAGAAACGACTATATTTGGATTTATAGTAGTGATCGCTGAGTTTGCCAGCTGCCGAACGTTCATTCTTCGACCACTCGCGATGTCACAGAATCTCGCATTTGTCCGCTATTTATCAATGGCTTATCAAAGCCCTTCAGTGCCGCGGTTGTCGGCGAAAGCGCGGGATCTGTCAACTCGTTAATGCTGATTTTTAGATCGCTAGCAATTTCCTCGCCCAGCAAACCCAGTGCCCGCTTTGCATCGCCAGCTGCGCCAACAAAATTCGCTGCTAGTTGCGCGCCCCAGCCTGATTTTTTAGCTGCAATCATTCGCCGAAAAAACGGCCGTGGCGGCTGATGATTCCCGGGGACGCCAAACTCGTTAGCGAAAGCTACGGCGGCAACTTGCGCGCCATCACTGTATTTAGCATCTTCCATAAAACCCACCTCAACGCCGCGATTAGCTGCCCTGTTAGCTATATCGCGCAGCGCCTGACTAATCTGGTCTATCCCCGACATTGAAGAGGCCATCACTAACTCCTTGGTTAATAACGAGTCGATCTAGCACGGTAGCGAAATGCGCGCAGTGCGCTAGTAGCCTGCCAAAAACTCAGTCCGTACTGCGTCTGTGCAAACCAAGCCGCTGAGCTCGGCGCATTCAGCTCATAGCTGACAGACACCGATCCCTCTGTTGCTGAGCTGATCCGACCAGTCGGGCTAGCTCCATTGCCCGACAGTGCCCCGCCAGTCGCTGCAACGTGTGCGGTTAGCATGAATAACAGCTGCTCACGTCTGACCAAATCTTGAACAGGGCTATTATCTGAGTTTGACAGATACAGCGTAGCGCTATCGAAACAGAGCGACAGATAGCCATCTGATATTTCTGAAAATTCAGGGTATCTTGCTTTAAATCTTGCTGCATCAAAAACTACCGCTGTCATCTGTCAATCTCCAAGCAAACCATTTTGCCGGCACTGGCAAGATGGTCGCAGTCAATTAGCTAATCTCAGAAACACCAGTTGATCGCGTACGAGAATCACCTTTTTTCAAGAGCGGCTCAAGTCCGGTTTTTACTGCCTCGTGATCTTTCGCTGCAATCTTTTCGTCTGACTGCACTTTAACTACGAATAGAGCGCCGCTTTTCAGTGCTGCAAAATTCTTGTTTTCGGCTTCCCATGCTCCCCAGAGCTCTTGATCGATGAGCGTAGATACATGGGTTGCGCCAATAATTTTCGAGCTGTTAATGCCCGCAATCGTACATTTGACGTCTGGGCGCTTCGGGTGTTCGATAATTAACCCAGTTCGCAATTTACTACAAACAGTAATCATTGCCATTTTTCATCTCCAAAAATGCGGGGCATTACACCCCGCTCAATTATTTATTATACGCCCAGCATCTGAGCAATCAAAAAAGGTCGATAAATGATAGCGCCCCAAGTGCCTTGTGTTTTTTTCTGCTTAAAGCTGGATTCACTCAAAATAATTGGGTGAGTCCGCAGCTTTTCAGTGAATGCGACATCGACAGTCGGCTGACCATCTCCAGCTTGCGCGATCAACTGAACTAATTCACCCGCATCGCTCGCATACTCAACCGCGGTTTCAACTCGCAGATTCGGATAAATCTTAGCTAGCATATCAGAGACAGAGGTCCCGAAATCCGTTAGCTTTGTCAGTCCAGCTGCCTGCGCTGTCGGGCTCATTGCTAAAACCATCTCAGATGCAAGATCCACTACGCCGCCAGCTTGAACTTGCAACTGCTTGAAAAGCTTAGAGACATCGGCGAGAACCTCGAGCGCCGTAGCTACTGCCCAAGTCGTGCCGCCAGCTGTCTTAGTTGTCGGAGTGATCGCAGCAGAAAGCGATGGATCATTTAACAAGCCGTAGTTTTGCAATCCATCGATACCAAAAAAGTAACTGGCATTTTGGAATTTGTTTAAATTCAGCACGCTAGAGATATTTAAGCGACTAGCAAGATCGACCTTGGCCAGCCCCGCTTGCTCTAGCTGCCGCTCGCCCCATTGCGTAACTACTTGATAATGATAGCTTTGGCGGCTCGGGAAATTCATATTTACGCCCGCAACGCCGTTGTTGCTGAAGTCGTCATACGAACTGGTTTCGCCAGTGCTTTCAATAGCAGTGAACGTGGCCGAATCCATTAACCAATCGCCCTTTCGAACTTCTTGCCCGACAATCTGAGCTGCTTTCATCGGAGAAACTAGAACGTCAATCAGTTTCGGATCAATGAAAGTTGACAGATACGCGGGAATGCCCGCGCTTGACGTAGTTACGAGCGATGGCTGAGCATCGCAAGCCAAGCCGTTCGCTGTCATGCGCAGACGCGCGCGCTGGTCGATCAATTGCGCATTAGGGCCGAAATGCACCCCAGCGCTTTCTTGCAACTGCTGCAATAAACTCATATCAATTCCCCCAAGTCGAAATTTTCACTAACTCGCCGACAGCAGCGCTTGATTTACAAACGAAATTCGTCAGAACGCCCGCCACTGCTGTGATAGTAGTCGATGCCGCGTAAGCTGTTGCAGCATTGCTGATCTGATAAATGCCGATGCCGCCAGCGGTTCCGCTAATTTGCTCAGTCACAACCGAAGAAGCTGGAACGCCGGTACCGGTCACCGGATCGCCAGCCGAAATCGTGCCGCTTGCCACAGCAGTGATATTTAGCAAGTCGCCGAAAGTGGTTACGCCTGTTGCACTAGCAGTATATGCAGTGCCGACATCATCTAGCGTATAAACGCCCGCGCCACCGGTGCCACTTACAATTGCCGAAACTTTCGCGCCAACGGGGAAGCCAGCGCCACCGCTAATCGTATCGCCGACACTGATTAGACCAGTAGCAGCGGTAACTTTTACAGTCGAACCGAAGCTCGTCACTGTCGCAGAAGATGCAGTCGTAGCTACTGAAGTGGTGTAAACGCCTGCCGCGCCGGTGGTACCGCTGACTTGCGCAACAATTGTAGTACCAGCGGTAACGCCAGTGCCGCTAATCTCATCGCCAACTGCCAAATAACCCGTTAAAGATGAAACGGTTAGCGCAGTTCCGGCCCCAGTTGCGGTAAATGTTGCGCCGAGACTCGCGGTACATGTCGATCCAATCGAGCCAGTTGCACTAGCACCAATTGCCGCCGAGCCGGTTGTGATTGAGCCGTCAGCATAAGTTGCATAGACGGAGTCACCGCTAACGCAAGCGCTCGGGCCAGAATTAACAGCCCAAAAATCACCCTCGTTAAACAGCGCAATTGGTCGGCCCTCAGGAATAATCATACTAGAATCAGCAAGATAGGCGGTTATAAGCGCATTCAAGCCGCGATGAACTAAGCCATCAGGCTTGCGGACAGCAGTTCCATGGCTCAATGCAATCCGATTATCTGACTCTAGCCACGCGAATTTTCCGACAGTTACACCGCCTTCGCCGGCAACCACCCCGCCAGCCGCGCTTAGCACAGAGCTGCGAGGATTAGCGCTAGCGAAATCACCCGCAACTGCCGGAGCTGGCGTGTTATTAACTTGAGATTGAAACCCCATAAAACCCCCTTAAAATGCCTTGCCAAAACGGGAAAAATTAGCGTTTTCAGTAACTTGAGAAGCTGAATCATTAGTCATCGGTCGCTGACTACTTGCCGCACTGGCCGCCACTTTAAACAGCTGCCGCAGCGCTTTCGCTGTAGCAACGTCACTACTATCTACCTTCATCGTGTCCAGTGCGAATTTATAAACTGATTCAGCAGAATCAAGACCGACAACATCGCCGACAACGCCACGAACATCTGCCCGAGCAATCTCTGCATCACGCAGTTCAGCGCGCAACGAATCCATCGCGATTTTGACATCTTCCGGCTTCATTCCTTGATCTGGCGCTAGCAACTCGATGATTGCATTGATAATTTCATCTTCAACCTTGCCGGCCAGCATGGTTTTGACTTTTTCTGCCGGAGTTTCATCGCGTACAATCTCGGCTTCTTTGTCGTCATCAGTCACATCGAGAATCGCGTCGATAATTTCATCGACCTTTTCAGCATCTAGATCTGCGTCAGCAGCTAGAACTCGACGACTAAAATCAGACTTGCTAAATGTCGACTTGCTAGCGCTAGAGATCGAACGCTGCAACTCAGAATCACGCGCAAATGCGCTGGATAGACCGCTGACCGCTGCGATCAATGCCCGTCCTAATTTGGTCTTACTCATGGTTTTTCCTCTTAAATTCAGTGACATATCACCAACAACAACATCGCGTCCAGCTCGCCCGCGCTCAACTAGCGCCAGATGATTACCTCGAATATTCCGCATAACCCCGT